AAGGAGCGCCCCCGCCTCCACCGCCAGCTCCACCACCCGCAACAATTAAATATTGAGCAGGTATATAGGAAGGCAAAGTTTTAGCTTGTTGAACAGCTGATAAATCTAATACCCCAGCAGCGCCAAGCGTTTGATATGGCCCTATAACACTACTGTTATTTCTTTTCATTACGAAATTACCTCATACGAAGCAACGGCGGTCAAATAACTGTTAACGCTTGCTGTACAACGCAATGTATCTCCCTCTTGAAGGTAGACATAACGGTTCAAAATATCAAGTGAAGCACCCGCAGGAATTGATATTTGATATGCAATAGGATATGCAGTTGAAGATCGATAAACATCTACGTTAACCGTTGCAGCAGTTGAACCATTAATGTTCGCCACAATTAATGAATTAACTTTGCAAACAGTGTTGCTTCCGCTTGAATTTGTAATAATTGCGGTTGCTGTAGTTGTTACAGCTAAAACAGCAGTTGTGCCAGTAATAGTATTAGGGCTGGCGATATTTGGTGCGGTCATTTATAACTCCAAAAATTAACCAAAAATCAAAGCGCGACCAACCACTTGCGCCGAAGTAATACCACTTGTTCCATTAGATGCAGCAGTAATTTGTCCTTGAGCATTAACGGTTATGTTTGCTGTTGTATAACTACCCGGTGTTACAGCGGTATTAGCAATTGCCACTGTTACCGCAGCAGAACCATTAAAGCTACTACCGGATAATCCCGTTCCAATTGTTAACGCATTCGTAGTATTTGCCGTGACAGTGGTGGACCCACCCAACGATACAGAATTACCGTTAATGGTTACAGATGAATTTGTTAATGATCCATTTCCAATATTGGTTATCGTATTGTTTGCGCCACTAATGGTTTTTCCGGTCAGCGTTTGCGTACCAGTAAGCGTAGCCACCACTGTTGTATCAATTGCTGCCGTAATAGCAGCTGAACCGTTATAAGATGTACCAGTTAATCCTGTACCTAACGTAAGAGCAAATGGATTGACCGCTGTAATCGTAGCTGAACCACCTAAACTAATTGCTGAACCGTTTACAGTTATTGAAGAATTAGCCAGTTGTGCATTAGTAATTGTTCCCGATAAAGCTGTAGTAGGTATGGTTGTGGATGCGGTCATCGCACCAGTACCGTTTCCGTACACATAACCCGTTAAGGTAGTAGCACCTGTTCCACCATAACCAACCGCAATAGTTGCGCCATTCCATGTGGATGTTGTAATAACTCCCGTTGAAGATAAACTAAACAATGCAGTAGTTGCTACACCACCGTTATAAATAGTTAATCCATCACCTGTGCCAACACTAATACGTCCAAAACCCGTCGCGTAATCAACAACAATACCGTCACCAAATGAACCGGTATAAGAACCTGTTGAATACAAACCATTGCTCGCAACAATACTGGTTGCGGTAGCTGCGCCCAGCGATGGTGTAGTCAATGATGGGCTAGTTGACAATACGACACTGCCCGAGCCGGTTGTGCTTGCGCTTGATGCCGCCGTCAATTGGCCTTGAGCATTAACAGTCAAACTTGCAAGCGTATAAGAACCAGCTGTGACAGCTGTGTTGGAAAGTGCAATTGTTACGCCAGTTGAACCGTTGTAAGACGTACCGGACAAACCTGTGCCAATCGTCAACGTGTTTAAATTCAATCCAAGAGCCACGCCCGAAATAGTCGAATTGGTTAATGCGCTATTTGGGATGTTGCTAAAAGTATTGGATGATCCTGACATTGTTTTATTTGTCAGGGTTTGTATTCCGGTAAGTGTTGTTACGACAGTGGTATCAATTGCTATTGTTACCGCAGTCGCTCCTGTATAACTTGTGCCGGTAAGTCCAGTACCGATTGTCAGTGCATTGGGATTGACAGCTGTAATTGTGCCTGAACCACCAAGACTAATTGCTGTTCCATTAACAGTAATGGACGAATTTGCTAATTGAGCATTTGTAATCGTCCCACTCAGAGCCGTCGTAGGAATGGTTGTAGATGCAGTCATTGCACCTGTACCATTGCCGTAAACATAACCAGTTAATGTCGTTGCTCCTGTACCGCCCGATGCTGCTCCTAAAGTACCCGCAAGCGTTACAGCACCCGATGTTGCAACGGTAGGGGTTAACCCTGATAGAGATGTTTGAAATGTAGATACACCAGCTCCGCCACCGTTTGATGCAGCAGTCACTCGACCTTGAGCATCAACCGTAATATTTGCACTGGTATAACTTCCGGCGGTAACAGTTGTATTGGTTAACGCAATCGTAGTCGCATTTGATCCGTTATACGATGTTCCCGATAATCCTGTGCCAATAGTCAAAGTCGCTAAATTACTTCCAAGCGAAATGCCGGAAATAGTGCTATTTGCCAATTGTGAGTTGGTAATCGTACCTGAAAGAGCTGTAGTAGGAATGGTCGTGCTGGCAGTCATTGCGCCAGTTCCATTGCCATACACATAGCCTGTCAGCGTTGTCGCTCCTGTGCCGCCATTTGGTACACCTAATATACCAATAATGCTAGACGCATTGGTATATACGTTACGTACTGACGTAAAGAATTGACCGCTTGATGCGCTAGTGACGCAAAATCCAACCCGCACAGCATAATTTGGTGCAGTTGGCTGAGTGGTAATTAGGTTACCGGCAACCGCATAATCCAAATATAGGGTTTGACCAGCTGTAAATCCGGTCGTGTTGTAACCCATAACATCACCAAGAATAACAACATATCCATTTGATGACGCAGAAATATTTTGGTTAGCAACACCGATGACGTTTGAAGTTGTAAGGCTATTTGCTTGAGCAAGCGCAATTGTTGGCAAACCACCGGATTGACCGGTAATGTAAACAGGCTGGCCCAAATTAATTGTTGACTCAGTATTGTTATAAACCTGCAACTGCACTTCTTGACCAATTACAATTTCATTATTTGTTACTCCATTGTAATAAGCCAATCCATCAGCAACACCGTCATACCAAACTTTGCCTTTCAAATAACTTGGCGCGGTTGATTGACTTGTAAATATTTCATTGTCTGAAATAGTTGGTTGGCTTAGTGTCGAAGCTATCGCGCGAACAAATGTACCCGAGCCAGTTCCGGTATATTCCGAGCTGGTCAAATGGTAATACTGATTAGCAGTACCACCCTGTAACCCCGACAATTGATCGTGTTGGGTAACTAATGGGGTTACGACGTTCGATGCGTATTGAGTACCGTTATATGCAGCCGTAACCGTTGTGTTAGCTGTCGATGTTGTAAAACCAATTCCGCCCAGCGAATCCGTCGAATTAATCGTAAACGCTGGTTGAGTTGTTTGAACAATATACAAACCATAATTAGGCGTAATGTTTGTAATATTTGGTGAAGTCACCCCAAACAATAAATTCCAAACCGAACCTGATACCGCCGTTTCGTTTGCGTATGTGCTTGGTACAGTAATCGTAACAACAGTATTTGATGACTTAGCGGTAATCTGATACAAGCCTTGCGGTGTTTGAATATACGATGCAAGTGTGTTTGTAGCCGACGCTGTGACGTTTGCAAATGGTGAACCACCGGATGCGGTAATTGTTCTTGACGTACCTGTACCCGTTGTCGTCAATGTATTGGGTGACGTATAAATGACTTGATAAGTGTTACGAGTAAACGTAGTCGTTCTACCGCCGCCAACACTATTGACACCGATATAAATATCAAATGTCCATTGTCCAGCATCAATGGTTGTGCGACCCAATGGAGCTGATAACAAACCAATTGCTGCAACCGTATTGCCGTTAGGATTGGATGACGCTGTTTGCGTACCACCAGCTGTTACAGGCGCATTGGCAAGCGTAATAATTGGCAATACGTTATTCGTACCCGTACCAGTAATTAATGGCGTTGCATTCCAAAATGTCGTTCCAGCTCCAACACTACCCGTTTGTGAGCTATTTGCGTTAATCCAGCTAGTACCATTCCATGACAATACTTGACCAGTTGCCGGAGCGCTAATAGCAACATCCGACAAATTTTCCAAAGGTATTGTTCCGCTATTTCCTAAACTTACAGTTACGCCAGCAAAAGTAACCGAGCTATTTGCCAATTGAGCATTAGTGATCGTGCCGGACAATTTAGTTGTGGGAATGGTCAACGATGCTGTCATCGCTCCTGTACCATTTCCATATATATAACCTGACAAACTGGTTGCGCCCGTACCGCCGCTTGCGACAGGAATCGTACCCGTTAAAGCCGTTACAGGAATTGTCGTCGATGCTGTGACATTTCCTGACCCATTGGCATACATATACCCGGTCAAACCAGTTACAGCTAGATTGGTTGTTGTCAGATTGGTAAAAGACTCAGAAGTTGATCCGGGTACTTTATCCCATGCGCCATTTTGGAAAATAGCCCAATCACCTACATTCCAACCTGAAACACCATTTAATGTCGTATTACCCGCTACTGACACAACGTAATAATAGCCAGCAGTGCCAACCGAAGATGTCAAAGTTGGTACGTTTGTAGACGCATTCCAAGTTCCCTGATAGGCAGGGGCATTAGTGGCCTGTGTACTTATTGATGTAATTTGTCCTTGCGAGTTAACCGTAATAACAGGAATTACGGCAGCCGAGCCATAAGTCCCCGATGTCACGCCACTATTTGCAATAACAATCGTTACTGGAGATGATCCGTTAAAACTTGTACCTGATAGACCTGTGCCAATAGTTAAAGAATTAGTAGTATTGGCTGTGATTGTTGTCGATCCACCAAGAGATACAGAATTTCCATTAACTGTAATTGATGAATTAACTAATGACGAATTACCAATATTGGTTAAAGTATTGGATGCACCACTAATTGTTTTGTTTGTTAAGGTTTGAATACCAGCAAGCGTCGCCACTACCGTCGTATCAATAGCAGCAGTAACCGCAGCAGAACCGTTATACGATGTGCCAGTTAAACCATTTCCTAAAGTTAAAGTATAGGGATTAATTGCTGTAATAGTTATCGAACCACCAAGATTGACGGAATTTCCATTAATCGTTACGGACGAATTAGTTAATCCCGAATTTGGTATCGTTGCATTGATTTGACTTGGTGCAATACTAATTGCTACAGCTGACAATGCAGTTAATTGACCTTGTGCATTAACCGTTGCCTCTAATGTGCTGCCAGCGGCTCCATAAGAACCTGACACAACCGTTGTGTTGGCAATTGAAAAAGTAATCGGTGTTGAACCATTAAAGCTGCCACCTGATAAGCCTGTTCCAGCCGTTAGCGAATAAGGCACATCAGCAGTTACAGTAACCGATCCACCCAGCGATACAGGATCACCGTTGATCGTAATGGATGAATACACTAGCGCAGCATTTGGAATGCTAGTCAGGTTTGCGCCTGAACCATAAAACCCTGAATTAGCCGTAATTGTTGTGCCAACAATCGTTGCGGGATTCGTATTACCGATCGGGGTATTGTTTAAGCTATCAAGTGTTAGTGATACACCTTGAATTGTGCCGCCTGTAATAGCGACATTATTTGCATTTTGGGTGGACATCGTACCCAATCCGCTTACTTGTGTATTACTAATTGCAATCGATGTCGTCGTTGCTGTTGTGACTTGGCCCTGTGCATTGGTAGTCAATACCGCAACCGAGCCAGCTGATCCGTATGTGCCAGCTGTACCGACATTACCTAAAGCAATCGTGACAGCTGCGCTTCCGTTGTAACTGGTCCCGGTCAAACCCGTTCCGATTGTGAGCGCATAAGGATTCACAGCAGTAACTGTTGTGCTACCACCCAACGATACGGAGTTGCCGTTAATCGTAATTGAGCTGTAATCTAACGCCGAATTTGGGATGAAAGTAAATGTATTTGTCGCGCCGCTGATATTAAGGCCGGTCAGCGTGGACAAAGAACCGCCCAATGAAATCGAATTCGATCCTAGTGTAATCGAAGAATTGGCAAGACTGCTATTAGGAATTGGAGCATTAATTTGACTTGGCGCAATGCTGATAGGCGTATTAGCCGCAGCTGTCAATTGCCCTTGAGCATTAACCGTAAAAGAAGGTACGGATGTAGCAACGCCATACGAACCAGCAGTTACGCCAGTATTTGTAATGCTAAATTGAGTGCCAGTTAGGGTTAAACCTACTCCGGCAGTATATGTACCTGCGCCGGAAATTTGTGACCAAACAATAGGTGTTGTATCAATTACTCCGGTTTGAGGCGCAATCGCTACCCATCCGGTATTTGCATAAAGCGTACCGTAAATTACAAATGTAAGCGCACCCGGTACTTGCGCCCAAGAGGACATATCGCTAGAGCGCAACCATGTTGTTGTTGAAGCAATATAAATACCGTTATTAGGGGTATTATTTTGATTTTTTACTAAAACTCGATCACCGGCTACAGTTGTATAGCCATCAATTATTTGCAAACCTGAAAGAGTAATATTTGCAGTTGTTGCGACCTGACATTCTTGTTTAAATTCGCCTTGCGAATATGAATCGACATATTGTTTGTTTGCCAAATCTGTCGGGTTTACAGGCAAGGTTGAAACTTGTCCTGTTGTTGTCGCCATGTTTGTAAACTGAGCAGAATACAAACCATTTTCAAGGCCATAAGTTTGAGTAAATATTGCACCTGTACCCGCAGTCATCAAGTTGGCTGCAAAATCATTTGCATTCCATGCTTGAGCTGTTGTACCTTCCTGACCTCGAACAATCGTAAACGTATCGCCACTTACCGCAGTGACATAGACGATTTCGGTTATTAAACTACTAAATGCAGAAATAAAAGTCAGTGCAAATTGTTGTCCCGATATCGGCTGCGGGAAATACTGACCAGTTCCAGCTGCCACCGTTACCGATGTTGCGGTACTGGAAATCGGTGCAGCAAGCGTCGTTTGCGCTTGGTTCGCAAATAAGAAAATGGTCATAATTTGCCAACCAATTAAAGGATGCTATAGGTATCGTTCGCAGCGCCAGTAAATTGCACGTTTGTCACAGGATAATTCAAGACATACGCAATTTGTGTCGTTTGAGTAAGCGTCGGCGTAACAGCGGGATAGTATGTTGCACCATTATCAACAGATAATTGAATTGCGCGACTACTAGCAGAAGATGTTAAAACAATCGTTGCGGGAAATTGAACCAATTGCAAACCAACGGTTGCGGTTGTGCCTGTCAATGTTCCGGTAATCGGTGAACCATAATTGGTATTCATTTTCAATTCCTTTAAGTCGTAGTTGGCGCGACAGGCCAGTTAATATTGTTTGGAAAACCGGATTGAGCAGGTACATCTCGCAATGCTTGACGATAAGTTGCCCATTGAGTTTGTACATCTGAAGTCAAAGGATTGCCCGGAATTTGTGTCCAATCGCTTAATGTAAGCAAATAATTTCTTTTTTTAATTGCTTGAACGGCTGTACCCGAAATAGAATTTTCAAAATCTAAATACCTAGCATCATCATCAGCAATCGTTCCCTGATTTGGATATTGCGTAGCATTCTGAACAGAAGTAAATACTGCAATAACTTTTGTTTGTGTCGAATCTGCAAATTGAACGTATTTCATTTTTATCCTCAGAATCGATAGCTAGAAATTTCAACGGTTAAGTTGATTTGGGGTGTGCTTGGTCCCAAATAATAAAAAAGTGTTTGTGGAGTTAAAAATGTTAAATCAGGAAATGGGCTATTAAAACTTGGATAATATGCCTCATAATCATATGTTTGAACACCCTTAATGTAATATTCAAGATAACCTTGAGTATTAATATAAGTATTTCCAGCACAACAATAAGCATTAATTGGAACAACGCCACTAACATCAAAATTCCCCGATTGAGGAGATGTTGTGTAATTACTTACTTGAAATGAAGTATTATTTGGAAATGTTATCCAGCGATCTTTTTGATAACCAATAACCAATTGACTTGATGCGGTACGCCAAACACTAATCAGAGCTGAAGCCGTATAACCAGCTGGCATATTTGAACCGCCATAAATACTTGGCGCAAATATGCTGGTTGTATTTGTAGCAAGAATACTTGTTGCGCCAGTCGATGGATTAAAAATTGCATAAATACCGACATAACCATTTGCTGGAGGACTACCCGCATCCATGCCACCAGCGCCCGTAGCTGCCAAATTAATTGACTGACTGTAATTAGCAAGTTGATAAGTAGTTCCGCCAAGTGACGTTTCTACAATAATTTCATCAGCAGTAAATGTTGCATTAGACGATGCAGCTGCAATATTCATTCGACCATTTCTAATATCTCCTACAACCGAATTAACTTGCGAAAAACCTGTTGCTGGATTTTGCATAACATATGCACCAAGGCCAGCGCTCCAAGTAAATTGGCAAGGATAATTTGTTGTAATATCACCGCCCGACAAAGGAATATTATTTCCTTTAACAATTGGCGCAGATGAAAGAATTGTTGAACCGAGTGTTAATACAAGTGTGCTTGCACCTGTATTGGTATTTGATGCTTTAACAATAAAATTAAAACCATCAGGAAGGGTTGCAAGCTGAGATGTAATAGTTGCAGTTAATGCGTTGGCTGTTCCCCCAGCTGTGCCATAGGTGTAAATACCTTTTTGCAGCTGATCTTCTTGAACCATATTGGCCTGAGTACCGCCAGTTGGAAACATTGCAGCGGTATCACCAGCAAGCCAATTTTTAGCCGTTGTTCCATCTTGACCACGAACAATTGTTATCGTATCGCCAGTTCGCGCAGTAACCAATACAATTTCATTAATCAGGCCAGTAGCAGCATCAACAAAAGTTAAATAAAAACCTTGTCCTGTGCTTGGATTAGGGAATAGTGAGCCTGTACCTGATTGAAGTGTAGCGGTCAGGGTGGCGCTCGAAATTGGGGCCGCTAGAGTCGTTTTTGCATTGTTTGCGAATAACAAGATGGTCATAGCAAAGCCTTAATAAGTTTATACTTTAATAAAAAGTAAAGTTATCATGTCCACTTTATATCCTTACTTTTTACCTGACAAAAGTCATGTATTGATTGCACTATTCTACTTCAAGAAAAATTAAAACATCTATTCAATTTACAAGCAAAAGTGAAATATCATATTGAATCTTAATATGTAACGGTAAATTGATACTGGAATGGTAGCGATAAAACACCAGCATTGATAGCTGATTGAAGTATTGGACCAAGCGTTGAATATACGCCCGGTTTAAGCGCAATCAAAACGGCGTGTAATCCCGTAAAGGTCACACTCACATCATAAGTGTTATCAATAGGCAAAGGAAGACCATTTACATCTTTTAAAAAACGAGTAACACGATTTTTTAACCATTTGATGTTGAATTGCGTACCGTCGCCTTTATAAAAATTCCATGTAATACAACGCTGAAAAATATCATCCGTTGTCAAATAAAAATTTGATGGCCCGATAACAGTTTCTTTGTTGTAAGGCTGAAGGTTATATACATTGGTGTTGTACTCACCAAAAAATGTATATCCACCTTCGGGCAATGTTGGCCTTGTTAATCCATAAATACCTTTTGCCACCCAATCCAAATCCGCACCGGTTTGAACGGTATAGTTTGGCAAATTTAAATTGTTGAACCAATCAAGATATTGTTGGGCAAGATTGTTATACGCAGCGACGAATCCCTGAAGATTTTCATCATCAGCGTATTGCTGGTAAAGATAACTTGGGATTATTGTTGTCAGCATCATTAACCCTGAGTAATGACTACTTGAGCATTAGACGTTTCAAAATAACTTTCAGGATCGCCATAATACAAACCTGTACCCGATTCAGGCGAAACTTCATACCCGTTAATTTCTACCGTAAACACCATCCGAGATAACAATGTCGGAGGAATAATCCCCGCAATCGCAATTTGAAATACGTTTTGCAATTCAAACAAGTTAATCGGCTGACCTACATAAATACTATTAATGTAATTAACAATTGCTGGCTGGCCCAGCTGCGCGACCGCAGTAGGCGAAACATAGTTTGTTGATGTCGTATTCCATACCAATGAAATATTGACAGTTTGAACAGGCGGATTCACAAAAGTAATATTGTAGGAATCGGGATAGTCATTAATTGAAACCGTCACATTTCGTAAGTTTGGCGTAACTACGCCGCCGGTTGTCCATGTTCCCTGTGAAACACTATCGAAACCGGTGTAACCCTGAACCGTAACCGTTCCGGGGTTTGTCACTAATGGATAAGTGAAAGTATTCGCGCCGGTACGAGTAAACGTGTATGAGCCGTTATAAGCTGTCGGTGTTACTCCATAAATCGTGCCGGATGATGTACCAGTGGGCAAACCATGAGGGCTGGCGGTTGTGACCGTAACGACACCCGTTGCCCAAGTCATTGAGGATATTTGGCAATTTAAGCTAAAAGTGTTTTCACTTAAAACAATCGCTACAAAATTATTGCCATTGACGTTGGACATACCGGTTTCGCCGGTAATTTGAACCACTTGACCCGTTGCGAAACCATGATTAAGCGTTGTCGTCACTACAGCAGGATATGCGTTGGTAATACCAGCCACACCCATAGTTGAGCCAACCAAATTGGCAATATCAAATAAGCCGGTAAAAATGGCATTTCCCACTTGGTAAGGATCGCCGCCGCCACAAATCACTTCCCAATAACTTCCTTGTTGACGCACCGCACAAAGTCGAGCTTGTACGCCGGGGACATTTTGCAATTGGGTTTTCAAAAACGTCGGCATTCCTTGAGCGACCGCCAAGCCAGCCTGAATAACTTGAGCTTGATAATCTTCTAACGGTTGTGCCGTAGCTCCGGGTAAACCCGCAGTTTGGTTGGTGCAAGTTAAAGTTACGCCAGCTGGAACGGACGTAACTATTTGGGTAACTGTGCCTGTCGGGACCGCCCATGATCCAGCTGTATTTGCCAAGCAATAAAGTGCTACGCTTTGACCGCTGGTTGGAATAATTCCTCCATCTTGCACTGTGTATTGATGATTACCATCACTGACAATAAAACCGACGGGAATCACAAAACCGGGAGAACCCAAAAAAGTAACGTAAACAGAAGTATTTGAGCCAACGCCTTGTTGAACGCCATAAATCTGTCCCAGCTGATTCAAAATAAACGAGTTGGCAGTGTAGGGTGTAATGCTATTAAAAAGCTCTACGCGAGCCGAATCAATCAGCGCCAATGCACCTACATCGGTTGAGCTAATATCTTCTATCAATGACCCGGGCAAATTAGCCGTATAGCCCGGATTGCTGGCAGCAACCAAGGAAATAAGTTCTTGTTGCAGCGTGGTTGGAGGAGTCGGCTGCAAGCCTGTCGAATTAACGTCCGTCGTAATGGTCATACTGCCACCTGTTGTTGGATTTTCGTGCCTTGGGTCGTAACGATATTAACATCGTAGGTCGGAGTTGTTGACTGTTGTTTTGTAATTTGCAAACTAGCAAAAAACGGTGAGAATTGTTGTTGCGTCGTCATTACATAAAAGTCAGGGAATACTTGTTGAATAACCGAACGCTGCGCCGGAATTCCGTAATTAGCATAAAAAGGTGATTCACCAAGGCTTAGTTTTAAGCATTGGATTAAAGTTGTGGCGTAACCGTATTCGAAATTTCCGTTTGAATCGGATTGGATTTCTACCCAAGACGTAGAACCATCAGAATTTGTTACTCGACCATATGTCCTAGCCATTTTTTACCCTTATATTGGACCCGTAGTTGTGCCACCACCCGGCTGTACACCACCATGAACGTGACCATCAAGCGAAACTGTTCCAGCTGTAACGTCATTGGTAACGTGAACGGGACCAATAAGGTTAACGCCAGTACCGCCTCCGGTTCCGGTTGTTTGACTGACAGGGCCGTTTAATTCTATCGCGCCATTCAAAGCAATTAAAGATGAAGTAATTGAAACTTCACTAGAATTCATCGTAATAGTTGAATTTCCAACCTTCGCTGTAATTCCTGTCGGTGTCAGTGTTACCACCGCACCGCTATTAGTATCCCGAATAACAACACCATTCGGTCCATAAATTGTCACCGCATCAGGATCAACCGATGACCAATTTTTATTACCAATCGGGAAAAATACTAATGATGTCAAATTGCCGGGATCGCTGAAATCAGCTTTACCCGTTCCCAATCCTGACGCACCGCGCAAGCTCACGCTGGCAGCAAAACAAACCCCCAAATCGCCCACTTGTATTGGATAGCGAATATATTCAGGTCCAAACAATGGTACGGTAACTTGCGGCAAAGTAATGGTCGATGGCGTAATTAAATCAAAAGCCACTGTAACAATCGAGCCGTTCACCTCGACAACGTGACAAGGCCATGATTGACCAGCTGCTTGCAATGCGTCATAAATCTTTCGATCAGTGAAAGTATTGATTGACTGTGCAAACGGGATTTTTTGGTCAATATTATCCATTGCTATGCCGTCGGTAATGTATAGGCTTGCACAACCGTTACCCAGCTATTTGCATCGGCTTGCCTAAACAAACCAATGTGACGCACCATTTGAATATTGAACACGCCTTGAAAGTCCGATACGTTTCGATATTGGGATTGTGATTGCGCTGTAGTAAGAATCAACCCAAGCGTTGATGACAATTCAGGCATTTTAATTTGACCGCCCACTTTCAAATCAAAGCGCATGACTGTTTTGAATGTCAATGTTTGCGGTCCAATCCAAGTCGGTTGTCCAATCAAATCAGTAAATTCAATTTGTATTGGTTCAGCAGTTGCCGGAACGGTATAGTCAAAAACATTGATGACATTGTTTTCGTAGGAAAGCTGAATGCCGGGATAATTGGGATTATTGATAATGCTTAGACTTCGTGTATTCAAAAACTTTGCAAAATCAGTCAAAGTAAAATTTTGAGCCACAATTGTTTCGGGAGCAACTAAGTTTTCGCTGACGTTGACATTGATTTCCGAAACATTTGGAAACACACTTTGCAAAGTATTTTTAATTGCCACCGAAAATTGAGTGCCGGATTCGCAAGTAAAACTAAAATTGTAAGGGTCTTGTCTGCTACCAGCTGGTTGCAGCATGATGAAATCAAGCGTTTGGGAAGTTCCCTGCCAATTGCCAAATGCTTGTTGAATTCTCGATTTCATCAAGATTCCGTACTGACTTGGCACAGCTAATGGCAATCCTTTAGCCATTCCGCCTGAAATCTCAATATTGCAATACGTTTTCCCATCAGGGCTTGGATTGAAGTTTGCCGCCTGTGCCATCAAAGGCAGTCCAACCCCATAAACACGCAAAAAAGCGCCGCCCAACGGAGAGTTGTAAACCGATATGGGCAAATCCCATTCCACATTTAAAGCACCGGGAATGGTCAATAATCCAGCAGAATCTGCTGTGCTAGTGAATGTTCCGTTAAATAAAGTACCGCCATTAAACCCGCTTATTTCCTTTGGATTGCCATCTTGGTCGGTAATTTTGATTTCATAACGACGCATCAAATCACCTGAAATTGTTGTGTCGGTGCGCGATAAACCAGCTGAGTTTTAAAGTAGCCAGCAGTCAATGAAATGTTGTAATTCAATGGCGAGCCAATCAATGGCAAAGCAACAATCAGTTTATTGTTCAAATTGTAAATATTGACGTAATAACGCTGACCGTAAATATTCCAATTCACAATGACGTTATAAACCGATCCATCAAATGTCGCTTGGAAACGAAAATTTGAATTGTTGGTAGGTACAAATTGGATGACATTATTTACTACAGCAGTCGAGCTTTGATTTGTGCTATAGCTCGATGCAGCGCCCTGAGTATTAATCAACCCGCCCAATAACGGCGAAGTAACCGAATTGGGGTTATTGATCGTACTGCTTAAACTACTCCATAAATCGCTCATACGGGTGTTCCATTATTGAACGCCGACATCAATGCACCAAGCGTATTTTGTGGACCTTGCGATACCAAGGGCTGTATGAAATCAAATTGCCAAGCATTTTGTGGCTGCTGGCTGTCAGGTCGGGATACATCAATCAAGTTTGCCAAAATACAATTCAGGTAAACGTAAGATGGTGTCGCAACGATATATGTGCCGCCAGCTTGATTATGCAAATCAAGAGCGTATTTCAATGCTGTAAACGTAATCATCTTTGACACATACCCGCCATTTTTGTTGGCAGGGCAATTCATCAGCATAGATATTTTCAATGGTTTGGCAATGATCGCATTAGCCGCATATTGCTGATTTGCAAATGGATAAGTTGCGATTTCATTTTCTACCAAGGAGCCGCCGGGTAATGGCCTGAAATGACCAAAAAAGTCATTTAGGTTTAATGGATTATTCCCGTTCAATAAAGAAAAACCAAAATTGGCGGCTTCAGTAATTGCAATGATTGGTAACAATGTTCCCGGAATATTCGATGCAAGACCACCCGACAGTATGATCGGTGAAATTTCATAACCAAGCTGATAGACCGCTTGACCAATATTTGTAGACATTACGAAACCCCTAGACCTGTGTAGTATCCACCCGCAGCCAACATATTAACCATTGTGTCCTGTCCGGGTATCTTAGTCGTTGTTACATTCAGTGCAATTGGCGTTGGATTCCAATTAAGCATTCCTGTTTTTTGCGGTGCAGCGGATGATCCCGAAGGTGCGGGTGAAACTTTAGTACCACTTTGCAAATAATTTTGAATTTCTTCAGAAGATGCACTTGGCCCACCTTTTTCCAACCATGCCATTGCAGCCATAATGTCGGACAAAGTTTTAGGATCAGACATATCAATTTGCTGATTTCTGCCAATACCTGTTTTTTTAGAAATAAAGTTTATGTACGCTTCAGTATTATTTTCATTAGGAGGCGCCCATGTACTAATAATTTCTTCAAGTGTTTGCAGTTTTTTATATCCAGCAGCTGCCGATGTGCCAGCGCCATAGCTTTTTAATTGATTTGCCATTGCAAGGAAACCCTCTTGCTGTGTGGCAAATTTAGCAAATCCTCCTTCACCTTTTACTGCACCGGGTTGACCAATAAATCTTAAATTTCCGGGATTGTTATTTCTTTCGGCTAGTGTTGCAGCATTACTTTGATTTCCTGAAGGATTCCAAAAATATCGAAGCCAACTACCGGATTGATCTTTTTGTTTATTTTTCAATAATTCAAGTTGATCCGCTTCTCCGCCGGGTTTGTAATATTCTCTATTTTCTTGCGTCGCTGATTTGCTTGGCATAAATTTGCCTACAAATTCTAAAAATCCTTGCATTGTTTCTGCCATAGCTGAAACATTTTCGATAAATTTATCAACATCTTTTTTGATTTGATCGCCACCTAAATATTTAGCGAATTCTTCAATTTTTTGACCAAATACATTGATCCATTTTGGTAAATCAGGATTTTTCAAGAATGAAGCAACAAGATCAGAAAAGCTGTCAGCTAAATGACTAAGTGGTTCAGCAAGCGGAGCCAATCCATTAATGAAAGTGGTTTTGATCTTTTCGCCAGCTTCATTAATCGTGACGCTGAATTCTTGCCATTTTTTAAGAGTTTCATCAATAACGTCAAAGGATTTCAAATCCCGCTGATATTTTTCTTCAGCGTCCTTTTGTTCCTTTTCCGTAATCTGAGCCATGCGCCGGGCAGTTTCGACGGTGATGCCCAACACATCCAAGCCTTGAGCTTGCAATCGCTGCTGTGCGGTAGCAGCTGGTCCTTGTTTGTAAACTTCACCCGCGCGACGCAATAGTTGTGGCAATAGTTCAGCTGCGCTTTGATTTGGATTCAGCCGGTTTGCACCAAATGCCCATTGTTTTGTAACGTCGGTTTGAGCAGCTGACAATGATCCGAGCAAAGGATCAACATCGGCATAACGACCATAACCGACGCGAGCTGCGCGAAGTTCTGCGGACGATACGCCTAAACCTTGTGACTGGCGGCGCAAATCGCCAATATTAGCCGCGAACGATGTCAGGCCAAACAAACCCCCAGCCCCACCTAATAAACCCGCAGCAAGGCCGATTCCTGACCACCGCAGAAGGTTTAAAGTAGTTGATGCAACGCTTTTACCAATGTTGGCAGTTGTTTTGCCGATATTCTCAAATGTGCGCTGAGTATCTTTGGCAATTTTGTTGATTTTTGATTGTTCGGCTGAAACTTTTGTTTGAGCTGCATAGATGTTGCTCATCGCTGTTGCAGCTTGAACCAAATTCTTTACAGCAGAATCAAAACCTTTGGCGCTTTGTTGAGTAGCCGAACCAACCTTACCCCACTGGCCCGGCATCTTCCCAAGTTGTGACTGATATTTTTCAAATAGCGCAGCGAATTCTTTAAACGCTTCGTCGTGGATTTCAATATCAATGACTGATTTTGTTGCCATAGATTGCTCTTAATAAATGCCTTTGACGAAATTCGTGTGCGCTTGACTTGAATTCTATATCAACATCCTCGAAAAACCTTGAAAAACCTTCCCCTGAAACATAATCTAAACAGGCAGCGACGATGTGATCTCCATCTCGCCAGTATTCTCTACCTCTGTCGATGTCTTCAAGGAATTGACGTATTCCGTAGAATCCAATGATGTTGTGTGCGAACCCCATAAGCCGTTCACTGTATCCATGATTCCCTGCACTTGCGCCTTTTTGTTCATCATGGACACGCAAGTAAAAAAAATCAGCTCCCCCTGTATCTCCGCGACGGTTTCCTTATCCAATACTTCCTTGTCAATAGCGACCTGAAGTGGAATACTTTGCCATCCCTTTTTACCGGGCATGAATACATTCGACAAACGAATGATTTCATTGACTAAACCATTACCAACACCGCCCGGACCGGACCACAAACCCATGTCTTCAGCGATTTGCTTTAGCATCAGGTATGCAATTCTAGGCCCAGCAATCGCCCCCAATCCCTGAGAGAAGATTCCGGCAAATGTCTTGGAAATAACCAAGAAATATTGCTCGAAAACATCCCGCGAGATCGGGGTGCTGTGAACGTATATTTGTCCTTTTTCCGATTCAATCGGAATTACCAAGTTCAAAGCTCGATTGATTTTCACTTTTTCCGTCCTAAAAAGTTATCCTACGAAATTAAATCGAAAAGTGAGCTGTTGACGTTGTAGATACCAGCCAAGGTAACAACAAAGCCGGGCTGCACACCATCAAATGTTACATCCCGAACCCCCTTCAGGATGCAATTGACGAGTGCATAGTCACTCAAAGCTGCCGAATCAGTAATGATCGAAATGTCGCCAACATTGACGTTGGTTTGAATTTGCGTTTTATACACATCAGCAAGGCTTTGCGATTTCAGCAAGTGCAGCGTCACCGTAGCCATTTGGTATGGTTCGGGTGAAGTTACGCCTCCGGTTAGCGTTGGGATAAGCAAACCAGCATCGCCATCAAATGCAATACTAATTGCTTCCTTTGCTAAGTAGGGGGCGGTAATGTTCAAGGTTGCGTTACTCGCATAAACTACAGAACCCCGTAGCCTGTTAAGAGTGCCTTGATTAATTAATGGATTTCCAGCCATGATCTATTTTCCTTTATGCGAGAGCGAATGAGCTGACATTCACGTTGAAAATGATCTGAGTGAAGCCGCGAGCAGGTGTATAAGTGACCGAAAGGCCAGCATATTTACCAATCGCATAATCGCTCGGATTATCGGTCACATAGGTCGTGAAAGGAACCGCTTGAACCGTTACTGGACCCAACACTAGACCAAATGCAATGCCACTATTCATTGTGCCTTGTGACACTTTTTGTAGCGTATTGATACCAGCTTGGTTGTAATACAACGGATTGATCGGGTTATTCGAACCGTTAATGATTGCATTCGAAATGCTGATATTTACGTTGATTTGAACCCAATCCACCGAATACCAGTAAGTGTAGTCGTTGCCATCAGCTGTAACACCCCAAAGAATCAGGGTATTGCTAATGCCGCCTTCCGCACCAGTTCCGATGTAGTTACAGTTCGCAGTACGCAGTAATTGCTGCTGCGCTTGAGTGCCGGTGAATGCCGTAACCCCAACCACATAAGAAAACGCCATTGGCGTGACTTTGTTGGTATTGGAAGGGTTGTAATTCATTGCCACCCAAAGCATTGCAGCTGGCGACCATTCGGTGCTTGGAGCTGTAACATCTTGACACAATGAAACAATCGATTTCGTACTGGTGAAGGTCGAATAATTGGCAAGCGTCGCTTTAATCCAAAAGTAGACCGAAGCAGTTGTTGCATCCCAAGTGCGAGCAAATGCCAAAAATGTAGAATCATTCGACATTTCCACTGGCAAAGCGTAAGCATAAAATTTATGCAAGTTTGCGTTGATGTAGGTATTTAAAGCAGTAATGCCTTGAGCGCCTGTTCCAACGCCAAGCTCCAACACATAAATCGCATTTGTTTGACCTTGTGCGAAATAAGTGGTTGCCATTGCAGTCAGCTCGGATACATCTTCAAGCGTAACAACGCCCTGTACCGTCACAGAGCCGGGGTTTGATACCAACGGATAAGTAAAGGTATTGGTTCCAGTTGAAGTGGCCTGAACCACGCCGTTGTAACCAGCAGGTGTTACGCCAGCGATTACGACGGGAACGGTGTCACTCGTTGGAATGCCATGTGCCGTAGCGGTAGTGACCGTTACAGTACCTGTACCCCAAGTCATCGAGCTAATCGTGACCGCACCACTAAGGATGGAAGTTAAATCGGTAAGTTGAGTAAGCAGAGCAGTATTACCCGCCCCGATGGTCGTAGCGCCTTGCGAAACCAAAGCACCTGTCCGCTGTAGCTGACTTGGTGCTGGCGCAATATTTTGCGTTACGTTAACGGTAACGATTTGAGTAGTCATTATTGACCCCTTGATTACGAGTAGCTAACTGCAAGAGTCTGACCAGTACCGGGAACGACAGTGATGCCTGTAGATGTGGGCATATCAACACTGAAAACACCGACGGTTTGAGGAATAACAAAAATTTGATTCGCTACAGCAGCTGCACCAGTGGTGATACAGTCATTGACTGAACCAACGGCGCTACCAGCTACGAATACGCTAACTTTAGCAACACGACCAGCGACGGGTTTGATAACCGTAGCGCTAGTGATGTTCAGCACTGTTTTTGTACCGTTGCCGACGATAGCAACATTATTTACTATTGGGAATGACGTAATTGCCATGATGATTTCCTTCTATCTGTGTTTATGTAGGATAAGGTGCAACGGTTACGTTAATAAATGCTGATTCAATCAGCTTCCTTGCAATGTCATTGACTGTCGTTTGATAGTAACTTACATCGAACGTGATAGTCTTTTTCATTGCAATAATGCCAAATTCAGGCTGAGTCATTTTTTCATCCTGAATGATCGGCATATTCTGTACGCCAATATTATCCGTATTTAGTGAATAATCATAGACATATTGAGCGAAATTCAATGCTTCATTGTTGCGAATGCCATAGATCGTAATTTTGACCTTATCATGCGTGAGCTGATTCGGGTTTGAATTACGATCCTGAAGCGGAAATGCTTGTATTGCGTAAGTATCGGACGGATTAATATCCACAGCCGCATACGGTGGCGCAATGTTCTGACCCACCAAATAAGATGGATACATTGGGAAAAATTGATTCAACGACAACCAAATAGGCAAGCTATTCGAAACAATAGGGCTAGTCGTGTCAAAACCGGTCATGGAATCGATTAACTGCGTATCCATGACTGAATAAAGCGCATCGCCTCGATAATGGTACAAATCGGCTTGTTTGTAAAAATTATCGCGTCGGCTAAATGCAAACTTGACCCCATCGCTATTGGTCGCAACATAGATCAAATTGGGGTTTATCAAGTTGAAATCTTGAATCGGCTGCAATGATGTAAAAATCATATGGTTGTATGCAGTCGTTCTATCTTCAAGCTGGTGCATTTCCGTCGCGTAATGCAATGAGCCTTGAGCCACCAGCTGGCGCGACGGTAAAGTATTTTTGAATTGATCGAATTCTAAGCGGTTAAATTGAGCAGCGTTATACAGGGCTGAATCAGTCAGCAATGCCGCATTTACCCAAAATACATAACCATCAAGCGGCAATATCAATTTCACATATAAGGTGAAATTAATTGTTTGGTTTAGCGATAGCGTATTAACGCCTTCAGCAAGGCCAGCGCCAAGCTGAGTTTTTGCCCCTGCGGTTTCAGCAACGCTTGCCATCAGTCAATCCACGCTTTCAAAGATTTTTCGAGTGTGCCGGAATCAATAAATGATGGACGGCGGGGACCATAACTACGCACTAATTGCTTGCCTTTTTTCCCTACTTTTTTCTTTCGAAGGGTTTTGCCTTCCAAAGCGGCCTGAGTTGGTACGCCCGGAATACCAAGCCGTTCCACCTCTTGTAAAGAAATAAATTCTCGCATTCTTTGGCTGATCTTATCTCCCGCACCAGCAAAAGGATTGCCTGAAAACTCGCCTGTCATCAAATAAGTTTCCATTGCACCTGCAACATCGTTGGCAATAGCGTCCGCCATAAACTGAGCGTTGTTGTCAGCAAAGGCAGAAAATAGGCCGTATTTTTCCTCTAGGATGGTTCCCACCCCGAAAGTCGTGTTGCCCAATGGTTCAGGCACATCGATTACGCCTAAGTGAATTTTCAAGTCAATCCCCACAAAGTGCCGATGGTTTGCATCCATGCCAGTGCTTGGCGACCATAGGGGTCCTTGAGACGCTGCAAGTCAATCAAGCTCAAATTGCTTAATCCCTTGCCGATGGTCAATGATTCGCTAGTGCTTGAATCAGCTGCGCTGTTAATAACGCCAGCCACAAAAGAGTTAATACCATAGCTTGCCCTTGCCGACGCGAACCAAGTTTGTCCGGCATAATCTTGTTGGAATTGCAACAATTGACTGCCACCCCAATTGTAAACAGTCAGGGTGTAAATATCAGGCGACGCAGTACTGAAATCTAGCGGGACCAAATCTAATGCGATTTGAAATGCGTAAGCATAGCCGGGATCGTTATCCGCGAGCGCGACAGTGGGGATTCCCATCACCGCCCTAGACCAAGCGATGAAGCCAGTAAGTGTCGGAGGGCTAGTGATCGGATCGCTCATAGTTTCACACTTTTAAGATTTGCGGGGTCGTCCGCGACGGGGTGCTATTCCTTCGCGTACCACTTCAATAGTCTGTTCGAATTTTACGTCAGAATCAGCAGCATTGCGCTTTTCTTCGATAACTTCTACTTCAAGACCGGATTTTTGTTTCAATCCCATTTGCTGTGCGGTATTTGCAAGATGTTGATCCGCAGCAGCAGCAGTAATTTTGCGAGCCTCAAGCGCACGATCAATCATTTCCTGATCACGAGCGCTAATTCCAGCTTCGATATTTTCGACAGAAATTGGCTTGTCCATTTGATACGCAATGCCGCTAAAGCCCTTTTTGACTTTTTTAGCATCTTGAAACCCATATGGTTCATGCTGTTTCAGAATGTGATCGATTTCTTCAGGTTGGCCTTCAATGACGATTTGCGAACCAGCGCGAATTTTTTGCATGAAGGGACGGGGATTCTCTAACAGGCCATATGTAAACTGATGGTCTTGTTTAGAGCAATTGGCGATATAGAGTTTCATGGTATTTCCCGAAAGGGTGGGTGACAGATGATGCGGCTTCCTTGTGGGAAACCCTGCCACCCATTGAATCATTCCCCGGCATCACACGGGGTTTGTCAATATACCGTCTTAGTAGGCAGCAGACAGAATAAACAGACCTTCAGGACGAATGCCCCAGCCGGAAGTCGAACGCATCGTGTACAGGGTAGTAATACCACCGTCAGCGATTGGCGTAGGAATTTCAGTAGGTGCGGAAACGTCAGTCAGCATCAAAGTAGTTGCGGTTTGATTTGGGGTCAAAGTTGCAAATACGTTGGTGTTGATTTGAGCGTTAGCCTTAGGAATCTTTAATTCAGGAGCAACCAACAAGATAGCGTCAGTGCCACCAGCGCCTTGACCGATGAGGGTGTCGTCAGCTGCAAAGCTAACGTCATCACCACCTGCCCATTGAGCGACGGTTTCAACCAAACCAGCTGCGGTTTCAACACCAGCGCCGATACGTTGGAATTGAGTCAATGACACAACGCCGCTGTACGAAATTTGGCTGATAAAGCGTTGAGGAGCCAAAAACACCAAGCGCAAAGGTTGACCGATTTGCAAGGTGCTGACTTTCAACGTGCCGATCATGTTTAGCAGATACTGAGCAAGCTGGCCCGAATCCCACTTCGAATAGCCTACGTTACCGTTGGTGTCAGCGCCAAGAGTGGCGGTAGTTGCACCAGCAGTATTGAGTAAGCCTTCGCCGTTGGCGGGGTTGTAACCGTACAGCAGAGCATTACGCAGCTGTTGTGCGATACCTTGGCGAGCAGCAAGACGCATTGCTTGGGGTAAAGCATAACCCCATGCACCGGTAGCGGCTTCGTCAAAGTTATCGTACTGAGCGCGGGTTTGCAAACGGTACGTTGCGGTTGAGATCATCGAAGGAATAACCGATGCGCTTGGCAATTGGTTAACTTGCGATTGGTTGGCTTGCACTTGAGTGGTCAGCTGGACCTTTTTCGCGTAAACGTAAAGATCAGCCTCACCAATTCGTGGCATTGGATTTTCAGTAGCAAGAGTCGTAAATGCACCCGATGCCAAGCTGTATTGCATAATCAGCTCGGGCATCATGTAGTGCGGGTTTACGGTAACAAATGACGGTGCGAAACCTGACATGATCGTTTCCTTATTAGATTAGGCACAAAGCCACTGGTTGGTTGTAAACCCAGTTTGCAGTATTGGAGCCGCTGTTATACGACACCGTTTTATTGCCACTGGCGCTAACTTTCAAAATCTTCACTGGCAGTGCGGCCTGACCGGATGGTTGGGTCGTGGTCAACACGTTTGTGCTGTAGTTGTAGTACACCGTTGACGATGACAGGTTGCCATCCAGTGCAACAACGCTTGCATCACAAGCGAGAGGAATGCGAGCGCCACTACCAAAACGGTAATAGTTAACCGACATACCGGGTGAATACAACGGAGCAGTTGACTGAGGAGTCGTAATGCCACCGTATGCTTGGTTGAATACGCAAATACCTGATGGTACGGCTGAAGTCGTAGCTTGCAGAATCGTAGCACCAAGGGTGTCCGTACCGGGTTGTGCAGCCGCACCGGGAATAAATTCCTGAATTGGCACACCGCCCCATAACGGGCTAGTTGCGGAAGTTGAAAGTACGCCACCAGCCAAGTAAAACTTGACCGCTGGATCGTCTTGTGCATCACCTTGGGTATAACCAGCGCTGTTGGTATTAAATAGACCAGCAGCGTTGGTTGTTGCCATAGGGTTGATCGAGATTAATGCTGACATGATCTATTTCCTTATCGCTTGTTGTTGTTCAAATTGAATTCTTTGACGCGCATAGAAGGCACTTTAAATGCGTCCATCCAGCCAAAGCCACCCTTGAATTTCGTAATCACACGACCAGCGCGATCACGCTCATGGATTTCAATTTCCTGATCTGCTGCATAGGTCAATGGTGACTTAGCGGCAGCTTGTGCGTCAGCAAAAATCTGCTTCTCAGCAAGCGACAACAATTTTGCATCTTTGATAGCTGCAAGGTTGATGTCCTTATATGCGTCGGAGTAGGCTTGCAAGCCGCGCAATAGGCGTTTACGGTATGACAACAAACTTTCGCCCTTCAAAGGACGGGAAGCTGATTTGCCAAACGATGCCATTACGCTGTCAGCTTTAGCTTGAGCGTCAGCATATTTAGCTTCTTCTTCATCGGCCTTCATAGCTTCTTCTTCATCATCGCACATTGCATCATCATCAGGCTTCATTTCGCCAGCTGGACCATGCTCTTTAGGATCAGAGCCTTCAGCGTCGTCTTTACGCTTTTTGGCATCTTTACGATGTTTCATGTCGTCGTCTTTACGATCATCTTCATCGTCATCGTCGCACATGGCATCATCGTCGTCGTCTTTGCGTTTTTTGTCCATCTTACGCATCATTTCGCGTTTAGCTTCAGATTCGGATTCTTCTTCCTCATCATCGTCCTTACGCATACGATCATCATCATCTTTTTTGGCCTTTTTCTTGTCAGCAGCTGTGACCAGTGGGGGCGCGGGTAAAGTTTTCTCCATTTCGTCAACGCGAGCAATAACATTGCCCAACATTGATAGAATGGCATCGAGTTTATCGCCTTGGGCATCTGCCTTCGGCGCGGTAGTATTGTCTGACATAGCAGATACCTCAGGGTTAGTTAGTAAAACTCCGGCTGGATCGCCACCTTTGTCCCAAACTCCTTTAGAGCCACGAGCTTTCGTAACGATTGCTATATGGTCCAAAAGGAAGGGTACACCTTCAATCAGAAGCGGTTCTCCGTTTTCTGTCGTTAGTGTAGTATTTCCGGCGGTATTGTCAAATACCACCGATGGCGAAGTGCTAATTTCTCCTTCACAAATCTCGTCAATAGAGCTTTGATCGTAAATCTTAGCAATTCCCCATACTTCATCGCCCTTGATGTACGGTAGCATCACCGTCCCGACAGCTCGGTCTTTGAATTCTTTGGAAGTTAAAACGGCTGATTCAGGATGGTCCATGATGACAACCAAACCCTGACAGCGCTTTAAAAATTCGTCATTGAGATATAGCGACGGATCGCGCCAAACGTGTTCGCCAATGCTTGAACGATAAGCTAATCCGGTCCCGGTAATGCGGATCGATAGCAACATCACGTTGGCGTACATTTGCGGACTAGGCAATACGCCTTCGCGCATCAGCTCCGCCATATCAAATTCTGTTTTTGCCATCGCTACACGAAAGGCCACATCAAGGCCGGGATGCAATGGCATGGGAGGATTTTTAGGATCGCACCAATCGTAACCACTTGATTCGTAATTCAGCTTGACATCGCCCTTATTTACGTCGCGAGCAATATATGTGCAGAATTGACCATCGTCGTGCAACACTTCGAGCTTGCCTTCATACTTTAGGCCGGTTTCTTCTTCGCATTCGCGACGGGCGCATTCCTCAAGTGTTTCATCATGTTTTTGATGACCACCGGGTACGCACCAAGTGCCGGGGAAATCACCGCCACCCATGCCACGACGAATAAGCAGCGTTTCGCCTTCGGGTGTCATAAACATAATCCCGGACGAACGACCAATTGGACCATCGTGCATAATCGGATCGACAGCAAGCGGAGCAGCTGCTACTGGATCGGCGGCATCAGGCACACAGTTTGGCACTTGTTTGCCGTCTTTTTCCTTCATACCCAATTGCTTATATCCCTGCCAGCAAGGATCGTCATCAGGTATAGCGGACACATAATCTAAAATACTATCGCAGATTTTTGAAAGATCGCCTTTCAAATCATCATCACATTTCCATTTTCTAAGCGCTTTGTTGATTCTCGAATCAGGGTCGTGCGCCGTTTTGGATGACGTTAATTTTGCTTTCATACCCTTCATGCGGGCGCAGAATGATGCTTTTCTTGATCCGCCTTCGGGTTGGGGCGCTTTTAAATGTGCGCCATGAGTTTTGTTGTACGATTCGCGGCCTTTTTCATTCAAGCCGCCATTTTTGTTTTTGCCTTCCTTGGTTTGCCATGCCTCGGAATCATCCTCAAAGCGCGGAACAGTTTCGTTCTCATCGTCTTTGAGTTCACTTAGATGTTTGAAAATTTCGGCAAGTTCGTTCGACAAACCTTTTAATTCGTTGCGCTTTTCACCAGCGCGAACCATGATATCGGAATCTTCCTTTTTATTTTTTTCGGTCGGCAAAGCCAGCAATGATGGTGCTTCCATCGTATCTTTGCTGTGTTTAATAAATTTTTTGGCGGCGGCTTTCGGAATACCGATGTTGCTCTTACCGGTAGCGGCGGCGTACATGGCTTTGCGTTGTTTTTCCGAAGCGAATGGCATATCTATGCGGCCTTAGACATTTTTGCAGATTCTAACGCAATTTTGCCTTTATCTGTCAACAAATCTTTCATGTCGCGCAAGTTGTAAATGTATGAGTAATTGCACCGACAAAACACTTCCTCGCCGGGTTGCGTGATTTGGTCGGTATATCCGTTTTTTGGATCGAGATAACCGGCCTTGTCCGCCCAGCTGCCGCGCACGACGTATATTTTTTCGTCGCGCTCTTTATGATCTTTGCGATAATCGTAATTGATTTGTCGCCAATGTGAATGCCAGCGACCACCAATTGCGCCATTGTCCATCGCTACAATTTCATTGATGTTTGAAACCAGTTTGTGCGTTTGGTCAATAATTACCCGGCGCTGTTCAAATGTGACATTGCCAAGCGATTTTTTGATCTTTTGCTTTTCTTTGACCCGGTTAACAATGTCCGTTCCGCCCGGCGGTATTGATGTGGCCCAGCCTTCAAAGCGGCGCAGCAAATTGCTAATTGACTCTTGACGATTGTATTTAATGAGATTGACGCTTGCCATGATGCGTCGATCAAGTTCAGCGCGAAGGCTTGGTTTTAGCTTTTCGATGCTGTAGCGTGAAACGTGTTTGTTGACTAATCCACCTTTTGTGACCAGCCGAGTAAATGCAGCAGTCAAAGATTTTTCCATCGCTACTTGCATTTGATGCTCGGGGATCATTTGTGCAATAGCTGCCTCTTTCAGCAGCCGCACCCAACGCTCGACGCGACCCTGTGAGTCGAATCCGTATTCTATAAAATCATTAACCCCAGCGGTCAATACTTCAAAGAATGTCATTTATTCCCTTGATCTTTTTATCAAGAATAATTCCCAAGCTGCCGGGTGCATTCGGGATTTGCCATTTTCGTATCTACTCCAACGGGCTTGGGTAGTATAGATCAAAGATGCCGCGCTGGTTTGAGAAATTTCACCTCGCGCAGCGATAATTTGTTGTGGGGTTGGGACGGTCCCAGCCGCCCCCCGGTTGCGTTGATTCATTAGAAATACCCCACTAAGTATTTTTCATAGTCATAAATGGCGATTGCGTAATACTCACCGCGCTTTTCTAAGGTATAGGTCCAACCATCTTCATCATTGGAGTTGGATAAAATAACTGCTTTAGCTCTTTCGTATGACATAAGGGTAAGAGGTATTGGCTTTTCTTCAACTATAAAGTGCATTTCAATCTCCTTTCGTGAAGGCCCCGGAGGGCCAATTAATTAACCTTTGACTACTCCGATCAAGTTTCCGTCCATAATTTCAAACAGAACCTTTTTGGCGAGGTTTAAGGTTTGTCGTGCAACTTCAGCATCGCCATAAGAGAGGCACTCTTGTGCGTCGGACATCAAGCCAGCGACAACCATTGATGCACCGCTAAACTTGTAGGTAATTCCATTTTTCATTTCGGCAATAAATTCAGCCGGGTCACATCCGTACATTTTTAATTCATCCATTTTTAGCTCCTTTCGTGTGGCCCCGAAGGGCCGGTTAATTATGCTTCAACAAAAACGTAACTAACTTGGGGAAGATCATCTCGGACATTGTTGTATTCGTAAATATCTTCCATGCCGTTAAAACTGCCGTATTCAAACTGATCGCAATACCCCTTCAAAATTGCTAACCGATCAGGACTCAAATCGCTAACTCGAACCACAATTGAGCTGCCACCGGAATAACTTTGACCGCGAACGCTACCGACAAAACCGTTTGCCTTCATAAAGGCACGAATCATTTTCCCGGCGCGGGAGTAGTTGCTGACAAAACGACTTTTTTCCATTTCTATCTCCTTTCGTGTTTAACTTCCATATCTACATAGTATGCTTATTTGGCATATAACGCAAGATAAATATAATACTTTGTTGCTTTTTGACACTAACATCCCGAGTTACCGGAAACGGGAAATTCAAACCCCAGCTCATCAATCAATACGTCGCGCACTTTTTCGCGGTCAAAAGAATCGCCACAAAAATCCCATTCTCGGAAAGTCAGTATTTTCATTGCATCCAAAACATCTTTTTTACGCAATCCAATAATTGGATAAATGCCCCGAATGCCATAAAAGCTCATCACATAATCAACAAACATTTTTTTATTCATCATTCGCTCCCAATGGGGCCGCAGCCCCAAGTATTATTTTTTAGACTTTTTCCCAAGCAATCCCAACGAGATCGAACCCGGCACTTGCGGCCCGTACATACTGATTTTGTATTCAGCATCAGCTGGCAATGGCACATACCACAGCTCGAACGAGACCTTACCGGTTTTCATAAATTTGATAACCGATTCGATGTCCTCACCGGTCCTCCATTCGTAAACCGACGCAGCGTAAAAGTGAAATTCTTGCTTTTCCATGATTATCTCCAGCAAATAAAACCAAGACCTTCCAACATTTCCAAATAATCTGCCAACAAAGATTTTCGGACGCGAATACCACAGCAACCAATTCCGTAACGCTCAGCAAAATATTTTTTTGCCTCGGGACCTAATGGTTTGATTTCGACATCAACGTCATCAAACGAA